CCTTATTGGCCAGACCAGCACGAACCAGAGTATCAAACTTTGAATAGTCTGACTTCTCTTCTTCAACGATAGATTTAAATTCTAATAGAGATTTCATTTATACAGGAGTATGTTTTTTAACGGTACTAATACCTAATTTTTTCTTTGCGTGGTCTTGAGCGTTTTGAGTATTTAATTCTCTATCTTGAACATTTTTACCAGCTTGTTTAATTCCTCTGTCACCAGCGGTATCACCATAACGACTCAATTGACTACCACTATTATATTTCTTAACTTCTTTCCTACTTGCATCCAAATACTGTCGATATTTTTCTTTTGACAACTCATCAAGTTGGTCAAATTCTTCTTGTGTAATTTCAACTTCTTCTTCTTGTACTGAACCATTAAAAATGTTTTGTGCAATTTCAACTTTGCGTCCTTCAAGTGCTTCAAAGGCACGAGCAGAAAGCATATCGTTCAAAATATCTTTGGCACCAGATGCATTACCTGCGGCCAATTCGTCTATAAATTGTGTTGTTGACATAATTGTTCCTTTATTAATTATCGCTTATTTAGTAGAGATGAAAACTTATTTACATCTGCATCTAATTGTGGAGTTAATGATTCATTCGCTGCATCATCTTGTGTATTATCTACAGGAGGATTAGACTCTGCATCAGCTTGTTGTTGCTGTTGCATTTCTGGTGGTGTTGTTGGACCACCTGTACCTGCTGCATCTTCTTTTGCAATTTGTTTCTTCATCTCGGCAATAGTTTCTTTGTCCATTTGGAGAACATTCTTTTGAACCCATTCCATAGAGTAGTATCTACCAATATATGGGTCAACAGTTTGCAATACACCTAATCTTTCACGGAGGATTTCAGCATCACGCATTTCGGTGAAGTTGTTGTCCTTCATGTAATTGTAATAGATATCTTCTTTAAAATCATCCCATTCTTCTAATGTGCAAATGCCTTTTAGAACGAGTTGAATTTTCAATGCATGGTCAAAAATCTGAGAAAACTTGTTACGCAGTCTTACAATAAACTTTGTGAACTTAACTTCATCTCTTGTAACTTCAGTTGTGCGACCAACACCAATCATGCCACCTTGTTGTGGTTCTAAACGAGAGATTGGTACATTCAATGAATTTAATAGTTTCTGTCTGAAGTACTTAACATCTTCCAACTCACCAAGATTTTGGCCTGCTGGTAATGTAGTAATCTCTGTACCTTTACCACCTTCACGGCGTGGTAACCAGAAGTCTTCTAACATAGACATGTGTTTGCGGTCATCACGCAACTCACCTGTGCTTGCATCGTAAACCATTTTGTTACGATACTTGGCCATAATATCTTTTAGATATTGTTCAGCCTTACCTTTTGGTAAGTTACCAACGTCAATGTAGAAAATACGGCGTTCAGGTGCTCTTGATAGTCTATAGATAACTACCGCATCTTCAATCATACGCAACTGATTAAGTGGCTTGATTGCTTTGTGTAGATATGAAATAACGAATGTGTTCTTTGCATCCATCAAACCAGAATTCACATTAATGATTGACTCTGGTGCGATTCTTAAACCTGCATTAACATTACTTGTATATGATTGTGTTACTGTACCTTTGTCATTATACACATAGTATTCGGCAATAGATGAAATGATTTGAGCGCCAGTTTTTGGGTCCCTGTCTTTTTTGATTTCACGGACCTTACGAATCTTTCGTGGATCAATGTATCGTAATTCTTGAATACCTTCTCTTGGTTTGGTTTCATCTACCACTACATGGTAATAAATCCGACCATCAATATACCATCTCTTAAACAAATCATCAGAAAGATTACCGAAGTTTAACATCTTTAAGACATTATGAAATTCTTCTGTTATTTTCTTTTTGATTGTGTCTGGTTGTTTCAGATTATCTAAAACAATATCTATTGTCTTACCCGTAACATCATGTGTAATGGCTTCGTTGACGATATCATCAATTGCCATTTCTAATTCAGGGTGATTCGCCATCTCACGATATCGTGTGACCAATTCTATTTCATTGCGAACAGAACCTTCTAAGTCAACATATGTACCATAATGTGCATTTTGAGTTATCGTTACCGCACCATCATCCATCGACTCCGTTGGAAGTGCGAATGAAGCTTGCTCAGGCGGCTGAACCTGAACAATGTCTTTTTTACCAAGTGTAAAGCCGAAGAGCTTGACTGCCATTAAATATTCATCCTATAAAAAATTAAGAAAGGCCGAAGCCTTTCTCTTACACAACACCGTCTGCTACAGCTTCCCACCATTGATATGCGAGAGAAACAGTAAATTCTTCAATCGTATCGTTTGAACCCCAATCAACATCAATTGCAGATACGTCTGTTGGAAATAATCCAATAAACTTACATTTCTTCAATGTGTTACCTTGTTTACCGAATTGAGTAACATCACCATCAACAGAATAACTGAATGGTGATGTTGCTAATGGACTACGCACATTAAAATTATGACTATTAATGCCGTTCATCCATCGTTCAAATGCGTTACGAACAATAAAATCTTCATCGTTAATAACTGTGATTGTCCAATCGGCAAAAGTTCTGTTACCAACAAATTTTAGTTCACGACCAAAGTATTGGACAGGCACAACACCTAGCGTAGAGCCAGGAAGTTGTGCAGACTTACACATAAATGTAAGTTTAGTTTGTGCATTTGCTGGCGAAGAAAAGCCAGGAAAAGGCATAGAAACTTCAAAGAGATTGGGACGGGCACCGTCCCCTGTCATTTGACTTCTAAATTCATTTACACTAAATGCCATTTTTTTTCTCCTGTTCTTTTATTTATTGGAACTTTCCAACGACTTCTTCAAAGGCCACACCTGTGCGAGTGGCAATAAAGTTAAGTTGGATAAAGTTGACTGATCGAGCAGGTTTGATATAAATGTCACCAATGAATTCATTGCGGTCAATTATCTCACCTGTATTATTTGTTTCATCACAAACAACACGGAAGTCGGTAATACCACGGCGACCCTGTACATCACGCAAGAATGGTTCTACAAGTGCAACAAATTGTGCTCTTGTAAATTGGTCATTGTATTCGAACAATGAGAATCGTGCTGATCTTGCAATAGCCTTTTCAAGCACAATAAACAAACGGCGAACATTGACACGATCAAACGCAGATGGTTTAGATAACAATGTTTTGTCACCAAACAATACTGTGCCTTCGCCTTGGAAAGAAACAACAGGATTTACACCTCTAACATAGAGAGTGTCTCTTTCTGTCTTATTTGGATTCCATGCAAGCTTTACAACATTGCGAATTTGACCACGATTCAATCCGCCTGGAGAGAACCAAGGATCTTTTTCAATGTCTGTCTTAGCACATAGACCGGCAATATCACCATTCAATGGTACCCAACGGTACACATCGTTATACTTATCATATTGATATTTCCAACCGCAATCCATAAAGGCATAAGATGAACTACCAATATTTCCAGCTCGTGTTACGCAAGCTGCAGCTTCTGATCCAGCATTATCAACAACATCTGCTTTAGCCGGTGAAAAGAATGCAATACAATCTTTTCTTGATTCTGCTAGAGAAATCAATGAAGCGCTAATTGTGTTGGCATTAGGACCTGTGATAATCAAAGAAATGTCTACTGAATCTGCATTATTATATAAATTATAAGCACTAATAGTGTTAGCAGTTGATATTGTGCCATCAACACCACCAGAAAGTGATGAGGTCACATTTGCAGTTAAGTTAGCAAAAGTTGTTGCATTTGCAGTAGAGCCCCAAGCTGTGCCTGTCGAAATTGTAGTTGGATGTGATGCCCATTGAATATAGTCTGATCTGCTAGCGATAACTTCTTTATAAAAATTAGAATTACCAGAATCATCTTTTGCATCAGATGCCTTAGACATAAACGGGAATTTTTCAAGAATCGTACCTCTTGTGCCAGAAAATAGGCCGTCTTCATCAATAACTACCGCATGTAATTCATCAAATGAACCGCCCTTATTTGAAACATATGTAGATGTTCCTGGAGCAGAGGTGAATAAAGATGCATATCCCCATGCTGAGTGAGTATTAGCATCAGAAAAAGAAACTGCTAGTGTATTGCCAATAACACCCGCATAACGAGCAAAGGCAACACCAAATGCAGAATTGCCACTAGAATAATTATCTAACCAATCATCTTCATTTCTAATAAGTACCACATTATTACCACCGTTGGCAGATGCGTTTCGTGTGGTTGATATGTTTACTGCACGAGCAACTTTTAGGTTGCTTGAATATGCAAGAAAGTTTGCGGCAGAAAACCAGTTTTCATAATTGGATGAATTTGGATTACCAAAACTTTTAGCAAGTTGTAATTCACTTGAAACTGTTATAATTTGATCAATTGGACCCCACGCAAACGGTCCCGCAAATGCGCCAATTGAAGTAGCGCCGGAAGGAATAACTGTAGTCAGGTCAATTTCTGATACTGTTACTCCTGGTGATAGCTGAAATGCCATTGGATTTCTCCCTTAAAAGTATGAGTCAATTTTTCTTTTATCGTCTATTTAGTTTTTTAGAAACTTGAGGATGAGGTATAACCTTTTTCAGACCAAACATCTCCATTAGTACTATCAATAGTGATTTCTTCTTTGAGTCCGTTATCAAATATACCTACTGGAGCTAAATCTTCATCAACCAACATGTTCTGTTCTGCTAACATTAACTTTCTTATGTCAATGTTAGTACTGTCTTTAAAGAATGTTTGTGCCGTCAACCATGCAAAAATAACCAGGCCCATGACCAAATCGTCATTATTTCCTTCTTCCGCAGCATAGCTGTCACGGATTCGAACAAAAGTATTCATCTCGGCAATGGTATCAAAATCATTTACAATCAGTTTATCGTTTTCTACCAATGTTTTTAAGTTGGCACATCCAATTTTTTTGACTGATTTTGTTGTTTTGATACCAAAAGATGTATTTCTTCTAAATCCTCCAGAAATACTTTGACCTTTGATGTGATGATGTTCTAGTTTATAAATGTTTTCGTATTCTAAATCATAGTGTAGAATATCAACCACTTGTTGGCCAATATTATTAGTTTCAATCAAAGCATATGCTTCATTGTATTTCTTTGCAATCGAATAGATTACAGTTGGGAAAAACAATAAAGGTAATTTATTATTCCTATATTTAGCGACTTGTCTATAAGGTGTTTGAGATACATCTAACACATTGATGGTGGAGTAATCCTGTTCAACACCTTCGGCACAATCTACTGTGGCAATATAGAGGTGGTCTTTAATAGGTTCTTCATATATATCAAAACCTTCAATTGAGGATAGTGGGTTGTGAAATGCCAGACTACGGAGTTTAGCACCAGATATAAGAGTTGCTGATGAGCCAATAAACTCAGTTTCAAACTCTTGTCGGAACTGTTCCTCAGAAGTGTTTCGTATTGTTTCATCCTTCCAAGCCGCATCACGACCTGGCACTTGCGACCAATGAACCTCCAATGGTTTGTAAGTAGAACGACCTTCTATCGCATCCACCCACATCTTGTAGAAATGGTTCAATCCGTATGGTGTTGAAACAATAATAACTTTGGTAGTTTTACCAGAAGAGATAACAGGGTATGTTGATGTGAAGAATTCATCTGCCATGTTTTTTGGAACGAAAGCAAATTCATCAAGGAAAATTAAGTTGTAAGAACCACCACGAACACCAGAGGCTGATGTTGCAAATGCGGCAATTTTAGATTTGTTTTCTAGTTCAATATTACCTTTGTTCCAAACAATAATACCTTGTTGCAACCACAATGGTAAATATTCATATGCATATTGAATACGACCTAGAATTTCACGAGCAAGAGAACCTTTGTTAGCAAGAATGGCAATACTGTAGTCATCTTGGAACAATACAGACCATAACATATAACCGACAGTCGTAGTTGTCTTACCAACCTGTCGAGGCATCTTTGCAATACAGAAACGATTATCGTGAAATGTTTTGACCATGTCCTCTTGAAACGGCCACATTTCAAATGGAATAAGACCTCTATCTACGTTAACAATCTTAACATAATTTCTGATGAAGTAAACAGGGTCTTCAGTACATTTTATAATCTCGGCAACTTGTTCCTCGGTGTAAGATATTTCTACACCAGTTCGTTTTAAGTTTGAATTTCCAAGATATCCGCCAGCATCAATCATATTATTTAATAATACTTCTTAACATCCATGCCTTCTTCTGGTGAGCACCAAGAAGGTCTTGTAAGAAATTACCTACTGCTGGTTCATTTGCTTGTTCAGCAGCAACAATACCTGCACGAAGGTGTATGATAAAACGGTCATTGTCTGATTTTAATTGCGTCATCATATCCATTGATGAAGGAATAACATCTACTGCTTCTTCAATATCTGCCAATTCTAAAAATCTTTCCATAGAACCTGGTGCATATGAATCTAAGTATCTTATGTGTTCTGCAATAGGATCAATTTGTGCAAACACTTCAGTATAAAATGTGTTTAAGAAATCATGGTACTGAGGAAAATTAGGACCTTCAATGTTCCAATGATAGTTGTGTGACTTCAGGTACAAAGCAAAGTTTGTACCTAAAATTACTTTAAGTTGTTGTATTAGTTGTTCCATAGTAATCCTATTTATTGTTCTTTAAAAACTTAACAAGTTCAGTTGTTGACCCAACAAACACAGCTTTATCTATATTCGTAGTTGAATTGCCTTTTGATTGTGTTGGATCCAAATCTCTTTTGCGTTTCTGAATCTCTAACAAATCTTTATTTAAATCACCAAGATTTTTAATTAGCCCTGCGGCAACTTCATATGCTCTTGGATGTTCTGATGCAGTAGCAACTTGAAGCAGATTGTCAATTGCAGTATTACCTTTTGAAATCAAATCTCTAATATTTGTTCGTGCGAATTCGGCATCATCCTCAACAGGTGTTTTTACTTGAACAATTTCTGTTGTTTGATAATCAATAGGTTCAACATCAAGAACCTCTGATAGCGTTTGATTCAATTTATTCATTATGTAGCCGGTCCATCAGATATTGTTTCAGAGAATCCAAATTCATCATCAGGTTCAGCAGTCAATGGTTTTGGTCTTGTGTTTATTTTAGTCAGTAATAATGGTGTTTTATCAGCAGTTTTAATTGTGAATGTTGCACCAGTCAAATCACCACGAACAACATCACCAACTTCCAAATAATCATTGAGTGATTGAACAACTAATATACCATTACTCACATTACTGAAATATGCAACTGTGCCATATACATCTTTACCAGCAACTCTGAGTGTTTCCGAATCAGAGAATCTACCAACACCATTTGCAAAGTCAACATAGACTTGTTGTTCAAGTAAACTATTTGGTTGAATGTATAAATTTGTGTTAGCAGTAGTAATAACTTTAACAGTTTTAATTGGAGGCCAGATATGACCTTTTGCAGTAAATTCTAAATTCCAAATAATCATTCTGGTACTCATCATGTCACCTTCATAATCTACCTCATTTGAAACTGAATTCAAAATAATAGGCATATCATATTTTGGTTCCATAGATGGAATAAAATCAACAGTCACACTAAAGTCTGGTGTAAAAAATGGCAAAATTTGTTCTAAGATTTGTGTGCCATCTTCTGTGTTTCTTACATAGATTGATAATGAAAAATCAAAGTTGTAAGGCACAGGAACATATTGTGCTTTTGCACTAGTAGCATTATTTGCAGAAAAGTTACGCATTGTTGTTGGTAATTTTCTGCTTGAATCATAACTCATTCCTGTCATGTCAAATGAAATTCTAGGAAGAGTTGTTGCAATTGATTTGGTTAATGATGGGTCAGAAGTTAATCTTGTTATATACTTTTCTTTAGCACCCCAATTCAAAGGAACTTTAATAGTTTCTTTTGCAGTTACACCATCTTTGGTGTAACGAACCAAATAAATGTCATTAAAAACTGTGCCAAACGCAACAACTATTTTGCGTATTGTTCTATTATAAAAGTTAGCATTACCAAGCATTTTTAAGCCTCACCAAACGGGTTGGATTCACTAAAATCAATTATAGAATCCGATTCACCTTCAATTAAAGAGTTGTCCATGATATCTTCAAAGGCAGTATTATCATTGTACGATGTATTTGCAGTACCAGATGAAGTCCAAGATGCATTACTTGTTACACCTTTTGTCAATGTATTACTTGAAAAAGTTCCTATTGTACGAATAACATTCAATTTTCTTGTTGAGGTTGTGAAATCATAAACAACTGATTGGAATGTGGCATTTGCTAAAGTTGTTCCTTGATAAACAATCTCATCTGCTACAAATGTACCTGAACCGCCTGCGGCTAATGTAAGTTGTGTTCTCGCATATGAATCACGAATCTGTGCATCAATTTCATCATTGCCTGTATTAATAACTTCTTCTGAGAACACAAACTGTTTCATTTTTAATGCATAAACATATACATTTCCACCTCGACCTCTACCCAATGTGTAAAACATTGCTTGGTCATTCTCATGTTCCACAAATATAATTTCAAAAAAGTTTTGAATTAAAGGAATATAAACCAAATCGCCTTCTCTTGGCCTGATAAGGTTTGATGCACCAGTTGCGTATTTGAATCTGCGGCGTGATACTAATAAACTAAGTTCATCTCTAATCTCTAAACCAAATTTAGAAATGAAATCACCTTCACCATCCATACCTGTAACATTCTCAAGGTACATTTCAATTGGATATGCAGTT